TCCTCGTTACCACTACCCGTGATATCGATGGGGCTGGAAGCCGTACCAACAGAGGTGCCGGTGTTACCAGCGCCATCTGCCATGGCCTGCAGGATGTTGGCATCGTACTTACGCTTCAGGGAGAATGCTCCCGAAGAAGTAGCGAGTGCCTCGAAGTTGACGTGAGACTGACGCTCTTCGATGTCGTCAATCTTGAATGCAAAGGCGTTCGCCTGATCGACCACCATGGTGATCTGATCGTCAGCGAGGTCTTGCGGGTTTACGACCGTGCCGCGTGCATAAGAGGAGACCGTGATGGTCGGCTCTTTGATGATGCGGACGGTATCGCCAAAATTCTCAATTTCGCCAGCGTAGTCGGTATTCGTAATGTCTTCTGCAACCGAAGCGCGACGGAAGAATTTGAGAACTTTTTGGCTAAAAATTTCCGGTGTAAAGTTACCGGATGGCAGGTTATTATGACCTGACGCGCTATTGAAAGCCATTAGTCCATCCTTCCTATTTGGAGGTTAAGGTTAGTTTTCGTAATCGATTCGGCCCTCAACCCGTGCGGCATCGAGTTCTGCTTCATGCTTCTCGAATTCCCACGGTTTCATACGACCGATTTCAGAGGCTTTCCAAATCCGATCAGTTCCCTTTGCTTCACCTGTAATGTCACGTGCCTTTGGAGAGTTTACAGCCGCTGCAGCAGACTCGCTCTTCTTGGCGCGTTTCTTACCTGTGATGCCAGCATCGACCTTGTAGAGGTCAAGAACACGAGATGCCCACCGGGCGTCAGTGTTGTTCTTCAGGATGCCGTCAGAGATATTCTCGGGTTGATCTTCTAGCCACTGGAGGAAACGCTCATCCGTACGCAACTCGTTAAAGTCTGGATGATTGTTTGTTAGTTCTTGGTATGCGGCCTGCACCCGTGTGTTCTGTTCCTTTTCGCGGATAGTAGCGAGTTCTTTTTCTAGTTCGCCTGCCCGTTCGCCAGCCTTCATAGTTGCAATAGTCTCGACAACGTCGTATACGTCGGGGTATTGTTCCTTGAAAGCGTCTAGTTCTTCGGGAGACTTAGGCAGAGCAATGTCTTGTTGGCGAGTAGCTTGTGAAAGGGTCGCCGTCATTTCTTGCTCTTTCGTCTTGAACTCTTCTACCTTTTGATCGTAGTGCCGCTTGAGATCGTCGTAACGCTTCTTGTAGTCGTGTTCCGCTTTCTCTGCGCCCTCTACGAAGTTGGGTTCGGATTGCTCATCCGACTCTTGTTGCTCCGCTTGTTGCTCCACAACTTCATCGTCTTCGTCTTGGTATACTTCGTCTCGATATTTACCTCGATAAAGAGTGTCGTTGTTGATAGTTCCAAAGGAGTCGTTGGGTTTGTTGGCACGATAGCCACGAACTTTTTTTGCCATTTGATTTACCTCACATGCGGGGCCACTTGGCTGTGGGTAGCCGCTCCGGTTGTGTCAGGGCCGCACTGGCGGGTAGCTGACTAATTCTTTTTCTTCTTACGTTTTTCTGCTAGATACTCTTTGTATATTTTCTCTTCATCCGGAGATTCCGGAGCAGCTTCGTAAGAATAAAAATCGTGTCCACCTAGTGTGGTCACGTATCTCATTTGCGGATTCAACTCCATATCTTTTGCTAGAGGAGCATCTTCTCGCGTGTAAAATGTTACCGTGTCGGGGAATAGACCCTCACCGAATTGTGCTTCAGGGTCCAGCACATTGGCTGATGATGCCATTATTTTTGTTATGGCGAATGCTGGCACCTGTCCTTTTAAAACAGAATTTATTTTAGGGCTAAGATATTTAGGTTCAAAACCGTCATACTGGAACATAAAACTTCCAGAGCCTCGTCCGGGTGTCCTCTGTTTTAAAGCGGATTTCACATCTGTTGCCTCTGTAAAATCTCGTCTTACAGTAGGATACTTTGGAAGTTTAACGCCTTTAGACCTTACCCTGTTGAGGACAGTGGTTTGAACACCCATCATAGCTTCAACATCATCGGTCTCTGCAGTGGTTTCTGCTAGAGCCACTAATGCTAAATTTTCTCTGTCATTAAGGGCGTTGATAAGATTTTCTACGTCTTTTCTTTGTTTTTTGCTGTTATTATATACTTCAAACTGAGCAATCATGTTGTCAGTTAAAGGTATTTCTGGTCGATCAATATCTTCTCCCACATACGCTTGTCGAACAGGACTAGGCTTTGGTAAAACAGTGGGGAGAGTTTTTCCGCCTTCTTGGTAGCCGTTGATGAAGCCACCGTCTGCAGCGGCTTGCCGACGATCTACCTCGGCTTTGCCCTGATCATTTAATTTTTCAAGGAAGGAGTACCCAATGCGCTGGGCTTCTTCGGGTTCGATGACGTACTCGCCTTTTGACAGGGCTACGTCCATCAGGCCGCCTTTGTTTGCTTTTATTGTAGCATTTTTATCTGAATTGTCAACCCCCTTGGGTAACATGCCTGCTTGCTGCAGTCTTTCTACAGTCGGGGCATTGAGGACAAAGGAGCCTTCGCGTACTTGACGGTTCTCGTCATCGGCTACAGTCTGTGTTCTTGTGTAGTTGTCAGGAGAGCCTTTTACGAAACCGTTGCCTTGTATGGGATTAACATTGCCACCACTTGCAAAACGTCGAGAACCACCAGTTGAGTCCTTTGCGCCGTAACTGCCACCACCACTCGGAGGTCCGCCACCACCCGCTATGTCAGACTCCCTGTCTTCCCGGTCAGAAGAACCTCCACCGCCTGACGGTTCGTAAGAAGTATAACTATGTCCGGGGTCAGATGATTGACCTCCTCCTAGATCGGAGAAGTATGAGCCGCCGCCACCACCGCTTCCTGCGCCGTATTGAGATTCGTCACCGCTGTAGCTGGTGTCAGGGACATTGACTCTAGGATTAGGTTTAGCCGGTTCGTCACCGGGCTGGAACAGTCCCGCCCCTGCATCTGTTTCTTGCTGTGTAGCTTGCGATTCATCAATCCTGCGCTGCCGCTCCTCTTGCTCTTTTGCAAATTCAGCACGACTTCGTTGCGAAATGCCAAGTAACTGTTCCGCTATGGTTTGACGTTGTTTCGGGGAGAGATTTTGAGGGAGAACACCCGAAAGAACATATCCGCTTCCTACGGGTGCGGGAGACACGCCAACTATTCGCCCCTGTAACATTCCAAGTGCAAATCCCTCTTCTTGTGCATCTGCCTTTCTTGCTATACGTTCTAGATTTTTTTTATTAAGAGCCGATCCTATACCCGCAGCAAAACCAATCGCGCCGGGAAGAGCCATACCGATTGTCTTTAGGTCGTCTCTTTCTACTCTACCCGTCAAAGAATTATACTTATAACCCCCAAACCCAAATGCTTGCTCTATAAGCTGTCCTGCGTAGGCTGTGTTGAATCCCGGGGGTATACTACCCGGAACATCTTCAGGCAGGTCAGTGCCCCTTACAAACGGCGTAACGGTCAAGTCTAGGGGTTTGGCTCCGGTTATAGGATATCCCGTTCCGGAGTATCCGCCATCACCATCATCTTCGTCTGCAGCATACGCATCTATTGCCTCGTCAGACACGTCAGTAACACGGCGAACGGGGAATAGTTCTTGCTGTTCAAACGGCTTTGGTCCGGGTCTTGCAGATGGACGTGCGGACGGTGCAGTGGGGACTTGACCGCCCACAACTCTGCCTGCCCCTACAGACAATCTACTTTGCAACAGACTCCGTATCGCGTCAGTCATCTCGTGCGTTTACTGCGGCCTCATAATCAGCCTTCAGCCCCTTGATCTGTTCCAGTGAAGTTATCTTCCCCTGCAGCCGGAACACTTCCAGTTCCGATTGTGCCGCCACCAGTGCCCGTAGCGTCATTTGGATTTGCTCCCGGAGGTACTCCTCCAGACTGTCCCATGCCTGCTGGTTGGTCACCAGTTGGCTGACCTTGCTGGCTTGCTTCTTGTTGAGCATTAGCTAATCCCTTCAACATTTCTGCGAATATCTGTGCCTCGTTTACATCGTTTACGAGACTGTCTGGGTCAATGTCCTGTGCAATAGCGAGTTCGCGCATCAGATTTGGAATCTTGATGAAGGGTGCCAACATCGGATTTGATACCGTTTGAAGCAGTGTGGTGAGGCGCTGACTACGCACCTCCTTCTGCATAACGGCTGCCACGCCGCGAGGTTTGATTTCGAGATCGCCTTCAATGTCAGGCACGTCCTCGTTAAACTGCATGTTCCACTGGAAGTACGCTTCACCAAGTGGCTTGAGAAGGCTGTCGTCGATGTTCTTGATAACCGTTTTAAGAGACAGACTTGCGCCACCTAACAGCATAGACAAACCAGATGCTGTACGTCCTGTGCCTGTTACACCTGTCTGTCCGTGCATGATAGACGGTAGCCCTGTCTCCTCATCGGCAAGTTGACGACTAATCTGATACATCTGTATGTTTTCACCAGCGGTGTTGGGAAACTTCAAGCCGTTGATTGCCGTGCCTGTGACGCCTGACTGGCGACGGAATATCTTGCCGGGAAAGATGTCCATGTTTTGTCCCGGCACGAGACTTGCCTCGTCTACATCAAACACGAGATTGCCAGCAAGAGCGAGATTGTCGATTGCCATACGAACGTGGCCGTTCATCAGCATCTGCGCGTCTTCCATGTTTTCGGCTATGCCAACGCCCCAAATCTGGTAGGGATTGATCTCATACGGGAACACTTGATACGGAATGCGTGCGGGTGTAAACGGGTTCAAGACACAGCGAAGAACTATTGTTCCGCACACCCATACATTAACTTGCACCTGATCAAACTCGTCCATCTGTTCTGCAACATCTAGACCTGCCTCTTCGGCCATCTTGCCGTCGAGAACACCCCAGTATTCTAGAACCTCAAAACGATTGTTCTGGTAGTACGGTTCGGTCTCGTCTTCGCGAATAGTATCTTCGTAATACTTGTCTTCGTAGTTTGGTCCCTTTGCAAGGCACTCTTCAATTGCGTCCTTGTAAAAGAAAGGTTGTGCAATCAAGCTACGGAACTGCGAACGATTCATGCGGTGACGTTGGATTACGTATTCGCAATCGTCTATCGTAGTAGCAGAGGGATCAGGATGAAAGTCCCACGCAGATACATATTCAATTCGTGGAACAACCTTTTCGTAGGGGGAGTACCTTCTGCCCTCTTCGTCTCTTTTCCACTTGTGAACGCGCTTGTAATGATTGAACGGTCCCTTTACGATACCAGTTCCCAAAAGAGCAGATTCGAAAATAGAAGATCGAAGGACGTTAACAGCACTTGTATCAAGGAGTTGATCATGGATTTTCTTCTCCATATTAAGTGCAGCTTTTCGTGCTGGACTTATCTGCGGTTCCCCCATCAGGGACGGACCCTCGACAATAGGAGCGTTACTGTATCGGCTCTCTAAGCCACCAAGGAAATCCATAGATGGAGTCGCTTCTAGTGCCCCCGGGCCAAACTCTCTGCCGTCTCCGGGAAATCCGTACGAGTCAGGAGCCGCCTGATTTACAATCTGATCCATCGGAGTCTGCAGATGTGCAAATTCTGCGATACCCTCTGGCACCGGAGTTGGCTCGACAACCATTGGAAATTTTTTGTTGGCAAACAGAATGTCTACGATCTGCCCGTACGCCGCAAGCACCTTTGTCTTGGTGATCTTGATGAACACCTTGGATCGTTCGGAGTCACGGTATTGTGTGGTGGAATCATAGATGCCGCGAAAATTTTTGTACGCCTGCAGCCATCGCTGTTCGTAGGAGAAACGTCCGTTCTCTGCGTCTTCGAACTTACGCTTCACATACGCCGCTAGGCCCGGAAGTTGCTCCTCCGGGTTCATCAGCGGAACTGCTGTATCGTCAGCCGGTTCCAAAAAGTTGTCAGCCATATCGACTTACCTCTTAGTAGTCGCGTTCTTCAGCCATCTTCATCAGCGAAGGATCGACTGCACCCTTGGTCATCTGCTTCGGCATGTCTTCGGTCAGAACACCAGTCTGAGCGCGAGTGTCGAATTCCAGACCTTCACGGTACAGTTTGTCTGCGCCCATCTGATCGTCTACGGATACTTTGTCCGCGTTCATAATGTACGCTTCACCCATGTTTAGATTTG